AGTATTTTATATCTAAACAAGACAAACATAGAGTTAAGTCTTCAACTTTAGCTGATTATTGTGATATGATCAGGGACGGTATAGATACTGAAGAACAATCCTTTAAAGAAAAAGTAGTCTAATCATGGATAAAGATGAAGTAATAAAAAATCAAGCTAATGTAATAAAAGATCTATGGAGTGAACTTCAAGGTTTAAAACGTATGTTATTTGATAAACATAAACATGTATGGGATGAAATACAAAAAGATAAACAATGAGTAAATCAACAGGATCATGGATAGGTCAATTTGCCGCTTTTAATGAGGCTTTAAAATATATGTATGCCAGGCAAAAAGGTGAAGAAAAATCTATATACACACCTTGGCCTAAATTTAATGATGCTGCTACAGATGGTTTAGAATGGAATACATTAACTGTAATTGGTGGTAGACCAGGTAGTGGTAAGACTTTAATTAAAGATCAAATTATTAGAGAATCTTTTGCACTTAATCCTGATGATAAATTTAGAGTTTTAGAATTTCAATTTGAAATGGTTGGTAGAACTTCAGCTATTAGAGAGTTTAGTTCTGTTACTGGTAAAACATATAAGGAACTATGTAGTGCAGGATCTATATTAAATACAGCTACTTTAAATGATTGTCATCAATATGCTAAAGGTAGAGTTAAAAATCCTGTAGATATAATTAGTACACCTATGACTGTAAATCAAATGCGTGAGCAAATAGATATGTATATGAATTTACATAAAGGTGTAAAAACTATAATTACTTTAGATCATACTATGTTAGTAAAAAGAGCACCTTATCAAAATAACACATTAGATATGTTATTTGAGTTAGGTGAGTTCTTTACTCAGTGTAAGAGAGACTATCCTTGTTTGTTTATTGCCTTATCACAACTTAATAGGAATATAGATAACCCGGATAGAGCTATAGATGGTAAGTATGGTAACTATATACTAGAGTCAGATATATTTGGCTCAGATGCAATGCTACAGCATGCAGACATGTTAATAGGTATCAATAGGCCAGCTAAACAAAAGATTAGGTTCTATGGACCTGATAGATACATGATAGAAAATGATAGGACATTAGTACTACACTTCTTGAAAGCAAGAAATGGTGATGCAAGAATGAGTTTTTTCAAAGCAAAGTTTGAACAAATGCAAATTGAAGAGATGGCAACACCAGCTCAACAATCAAGAAGATGATAAATACAAAAAATATAAATAATAAAGATATGGGACTAACACCTGCACAACGCAAGCAAAAAGTTGCAAAATTAAAAGAAGAGCATCAAGATTACTTTGATATACATAGTAATAATAATGTTCTATATATTCCAAAGATGGCATATAGGCCTTCTGGTAAAGATGATTTACATGTAAGTTTTTTTCCTAGTGAATTAGAAAAAGAAGAAGATGTATATACAGAATTTGTTAGTATTGATTATGATTCAGAAGATCCAAAAAGAACTTTATACTTACATAAGTATAATCCACATTGGAAAGAAGAATATGAATTAATAACAAGTAACTCAGGATTTCAAAGACATTTAATTCCAGTTAGTGAATTAAAAGTAATCAATGATGTAACAGGTAGAGGTTTTGATAAACAAACTGCACTTGAAGAAGGTCTTGATCATAAAGATGAGCCACAATTACATCTTTTTGATATTGCTGATCCTGACGCTACACCATCATCAAATATAGTAAATAAGCTAGATGAAATTAATCAATCATTAATAACATTAACTAAAGTAATCAATAAATTAATTAAATAACTATGGCAGAAACAGCAAAAGAATTCTTACACTCAGATGAGTTAAGTGAAGATGATTCTATCTTTGACCCAGGAGGTAAACAAGAATACACAGAAGAACAATTAATACGCTTTGCAGAAATTTGGGCAGAGTTGAAAGTTGATCAAGTAATCGCATTCAATAAAGAGAATTAAATGGCACAAAGTATATTAGTAATAGCAGATTCAGGTACAGGAAAGTCTACCTCAATCAGGACATTAGATCCTAAAGAGACTTTCATTATAAACATTGCAAACAAACCTTTACCATTTAAAGGCTATAAGAGTAAGTATACTCAGATTAGCAAAGAGAATCCAAAAGGTAATTTAACTGCTGCATCTAGTGCACCAGGTATTATTAAAGCAATGAAACACGTAAATGATAAAATGTCAGACATCAAAACAATTGTTGTTGATGATTGGCAGTATATGAGTTCTTTTGAATATTTTGATAGAGCTAATGAAAAAGGTTATGATAAATTCACTCAAATTGCAGCTAACTTAGCCATGGTTGCAAAGCTTCCAAAAGACTTGAGAGATGATCTAACTGTTATTTTCTTAACTCACTCAGAAGATTCAACTGATATAAATGGAAACAGAAAGATTAAAGCAAAGACTATTGGTAAAATGATTGACAATACTCTTACTTTAGAAGGTCTGTTCTCTATAGTATTGTTTGGTAAAGTAAATAAAAATGATGATGGTGTTCTTGAATACGGTTTTGAAACTCAAAATTCAGGAGAGAATACCTGTAAATCACCAATGGGCATGTTTGAGGATAATTTTATCCCTAATGACCTAAAGTTTGTAAAAGATTGTATAGAAGAATACAATAAATAATCCTAATTAAAAATAAAAAGAAAAAATTATGTTAAGTACTAAAGACATGTCTGCCGGATCAGGTGGAACTAAACCAGTAATTGGAACAGGTAATCACAAAGTGAAAATCAACTCAATTACATTTGATCAAACACCATATGATGCAGATGCATTTAATATTACATTACATGTAGAAGGAGAACCAGTAACAGAAGAATTTAATGGTTTCTTAAAAGATATGAATAACCCTAATGGCCCACGTTATGAAGGTCAAGTAGGAAGAGTAAGATTTTCTCCATATCCATTTAAAGATGCAACTCTTAATAACGGTAATGAAATCAGTAGAGATACAGAAGTTTTAAAAGCTATGGTATTTTTATCTGAAGTAGTAAATAAAAGAACTGAGTTAGATGCAATTGAAGCAGCAACAATTGAAGACTTTATGGTTAAGTGTAATGTAGCTTTATCTAACACAGGATATATTAACGCATGTTTAGGTGCACGTGAGTGGGAAAACAAAGAAGGTTATGTAAATAATGATTTGTTTTTACCTAAGAGAACTAGACAAGGTGCTCCATTAGAAGCACTAGAAACTGAAGATTCAAATCTATTGACATTTGATAAAAATGATAAAAATCATTTTAGGGGAATTGTTAAATCTGTTGCTGCTGCAACTACAAGCTTTGAACCTACTGCAAGTGCAGGAGATGACTTTGATCTTTAATATTAAATAAAATAATGGGGGTGGTATAGTATCATCCCCATTTTTTTAATATTTTAGCATCATGTTTAACACTAAAAATTTTGTAATAGAAGGCTCAGATGTTCCAAGCACCTGGGTTTTTCAATATTATTTAGAATTATCAGAGAGGTTAACAGGACAAGATGTAAAGATTGTATCTATTTTTAATCCTAATGAAAAAACACCAAGTTTTTGTATTTATGTAGATAAAAACATAATGCAGTATAGGTTTAAAGATTTTTCAACTGGCAAAAGTGGTAACAAGATTGACTTAATTAAATTATTATTTAATTTAGACTTTCCTGAAGCTATGAGAAAAATAGTGCAAGATTATAACAAACATGTTAGGTCATCTGAATATATTGAAACAAAATTTCAACCTCAAAGTAAATGGGAAGTTGACTTTATTAAAATAAGACAGTGGAATGTAAGAGATACTGATTATTGGTTACCTTATAGAATAGGTATGAGTATTCTTGATACTTATAATGTTAAACCTATAGAGTACTATAATTTAATAAAAGAAGAAGCTGGTGAAGTTAAAACGCTTAAAATAAGTAGTAACAATTGTTATGGTTATTTTAATAAGAGTGGTGAAATATATAAAATATATCAACCTCTTAGCAAGTCTCATAAATTTCTTAAAGTAAAGCCTCATTTACAAGGTTTTGATCAATTAAAATATAATCAACCTTATTTAGTTATTTGTTCTTCTCTTAAAGATGCAATGTGTTTAAAAAGTATAGGATATAACATAGAAGTTATAGCTCCTGACTCAGAGAACACTATGATTAAGCCACATATAGTTGAATATCTTAAAAAGAAGTATGATAAAGTAATAACTTTGTTTGATAATGATAAAGCAGGTTTACATGCTGTAGATATGTATGCAAAAACATATAATATAGATGGTTTTGTTCCAACTATATGTAAAGACATATCAGACGCTATGGTAGAACATGGTTTTGATAAAGTTCATGCAATGCTAAAACCATTATTAAAAACACTTTTAAGAAAATAAAACAAGACAATGAGCCAAATAGAAATACTAATCGGCTCAATAGATGTGCAAATATAAAATAACATAATTGCATTTAAAGATTAAAGTGCAATCATAGTATATGCAATTAAATATAGTAGAGGTGAATGACACTTTTAAGGAGATAAAACAGGATAAAATGTCCAGTTTATTGGAGATAAAACTGGACAAATGTGTACCAAATTGGTACTAATAGTAGTCTGTATTTGATACAAATATGTCCCAAAAGTAGTCTGTAAATGGGACAAAGTGGTTGGCCGGAAATACTGACATACCACAAAAGTAAACAGTTAGGTTTACAATAATTAATAAAAGTAAACGGTTAGGTTTACAACTAAAACAATAGATATGAAAAAAGAAGAACTAAAACAAGAAGCACCAACAGTAATAGCTTGCTGTGTAAAATGTGGTAAGCCAACGAACTTGGAACAATATGTTGATAAAATA